TTGTATTGCAAACCTTCGACAATTAAAAGAAGGAGATATTCTTATAGAAAAAGAAGCTTATAATTTTGAAAAAGAATGTCGAGAAGATGGTGGAATATACAATGAATTAATTCATGATGAATATGGTTATATTTGTGATGTTGGTAGTATTTTTGCAAAAGATAATTTAGAAAGAGTAGAATAGAATTCTAGTTTTCTTTACTTTTATGAAAGGAGTTAATATTGAACGAAAGATTATACGAGATAAATAGAAACACAAGAGGAACACCTATGAGAATTATTAGATATGTTAATGCTCAGGATATAGATATTGAATTTTTAGATGAGTTTCATTATATCAAAAAGCATCAGACATATGTAAATTTCAGAAGAGGCGTAGTTAAAAATCCATATGATAGAGTTGTACATGGTGTTGGTTATATTGGTATTGGGGATCACCCAACAAAAGTTGATGGAAAAACTTCAAGAACATATAATATTTGGCACGAAATTATTGCTCGTTGTTATGGAGAAAAGGAAAAAGAAAAGTATCCTGCATATTATGGAAAAGCAACGGTGTGTAGTGAATGGCATTGTTTTCACACCTTTGCAGACTGGTATGAGGAACATAAATATAATGTTGATGAAAGACTTCATGTTGACAAAGATATTTTATATCCAGGCAATAAGGTATATGCACCGGATAGATGCTTGGTAATTCCACAGAGAATTAGTATGCTGTTTACGAATAAAAGCAATAACCGTGGTCTTCCTAATGGTATCGTACAAGTTGAAAATGGGTATTTGGCACAATACAATCATGATGAACTCGGTGTTTATAGTACGGTAGAGGAAGCGTATGCAAGATATGCCAAGGAAAAGGGAAAATATATCAAAGTACTTGCAGATGAATATAAAGATATTATTCCGGAACAAGTATACGAAGCTTTGTATAGTTATGAATTAGATATCAGGAATGATAAAAATTATGTTGCTGCGTAGTTGATAAAAGTGAAATTTGATTCAACAGGAAGTTGTTTGTAAACTGGTTTACAAACAAGTTTATCGTATGTGAATAAAAGTATTCTTTGATGAACTTGTTTGCAACATATGATATAAACAAGTTGGGTTTTATGATTAGGAGAAACAAAAATGAAAAAATATATATGTAGTAGATGTGGAAAAGAAATAAAAGGAAATACATATTATACGATTGATATTTATGGAAAAGATATTAATCCAACAAATGATAACCGGGTTGCTTTTGATACGGCGACACAGAATATTATGACAAATATGAACAAGATGTTTAATCCAGAAAAATGTTATTGTAAAGATTGTAAAGAAAGCATTGAGAATTTTATAGAACAAAAGGAAAACAAAATGAAAGACTTGAATACAAATATAACATTAGAAAAATGTTTGGAAACTCTTAGTATAAATAAATCACGTTATGGAGCCAAAGGACTAGACATGCAAATTTTCTTTGTTGGTCAATTATTTGGTATGTCGTATAATGATGTGTTGAAAACTATGAAGAAAAACAATAAGTAAATATAACATATATAATAAAAGTAAAAGAGTCAGTTTTTATACTGACTCTTCTTCGTCTTCAAATTCTGTTTCATCATCTTCATTTAATAGAGTGTAACCATATTCATGGTGAATAGCAGATATCCTGGCTCTCATAATGGATTTATTTAACTGATCTATATCAGGAAGTATTGCATCTGTACAAATCAAATTATCACGCTCCTTCTCCATTTCATACATGTGATAAGTTAAGGTTGCCTGGGTAATACGAGTTTGTAATGGAGTGTGGGCATGAGCTAACAATAACTGAATAAGTGTATTGGCAGGGCTGCCATGTTCTCCATAATAAAAATACAGAAAGGCTTTTTTATCATTTATAGATAATTGCTCTGTTAAAATGGAAAACGCCGTATTAACTTCTTCATCTGTAGATGCATTTTGTATTGTACTATATTTATCCGGATATAAAATAGATAAATAATAAGGCATCGGGTTTATATTAAGAACCCGGAACCATTCAAGACTTTGAAAAAAGGAAGGTGAGCTAATACCCTTTTCCCAGTTTTGAACTGTTTTCTTTGCTACACCAAGCTCCAATGCCATAAATTCCTGAGATCTTCCAGCCTTATCTCTGGCCTTTGTGTGCATTTCGGCAAATCGTTTTACTCTTTCAGAACGTGAATCTGGCATAATTTTATTTCTCCTCTTTTGTAAAATATAGCGTAAAAAATATTTCGTTTAAGATTGTACTATTTTTAGAACAATTTTTCTACTATTTTTTTGTGAAAATTTGGATATTTTTGAATACTGACAGTTGTATAGAGTAGATGTAAAGTGTAGATGTAACAAATTTTTACATTAATAAAAGGAGAGAAAAATGGATGAATGTAGAAAACAACAAAGTAACTATTAGCGGAATGATTACAGCAGAGTTCGCATTTAGCTATGAGCTATTTGGTGAAAAGTTCTACATGACAAAGCTATCAGTAGAAAGAGATAGTGGAATAAATGATTCGCTACCAATTCAAGTATCTGATAGAACAATTAACGTAAGAGAAAATTATACTAACAAATATGTAACTGTTAACGGTCAATTCAGATCTCGAAATGCTCACGAGGAAGATAAGAACAAACTTATTCTTTATGTATTTATTAATGAAATAAAGGTTTTAGACAAACATGAAAATGTTAACGAGGTGTTCTTAGAAGGATTTATTTGTAGAAATCCAATCTATCGAACAACACCGTTAGGAAGGGAAGTGGCCGACATCTTGTTAGCAATAAATCGTCCTTACGGAAAAAGTGATTATATTCCCTGCATCAGCTGGGGAAGAAACGCCCGATATTCAAGCAGCTTCCAAGTGGGTGAGCGTTGCAGGATTTGGGGAAGAATTCAGAGTAGGGAATATACAAAGAAAATTGCAGATAATGAAGTGGAAATCAAGATTGCTTACGAGGTAAGTATTTGTAAGATGGAACGCAAAGAAGAAAAATTGCAAGAATAGTTATAAGATGCTTATACCCATAAACTACCAGATAATTAATATTAAATACATGATATAATTAAGGTAGAAAGGAGAACAAAAGAAATAATGTTGGATTTATGTCTTGACGAGGAAAAGAAATTATAATACAATCATAACACGAACATTTGTTCTGTTTTGGTTGGCGTTATGATACTAACGGTGTGTATTATTATATTCCAACATTAAAATAGAATTAATAACCAAATAATGTATTTAACAGTTAGGGGGAAGCATCATTGGAGACAATTTTAGCAATTACAAATAGTATTAACACTAAAATTAAGCTTATTCAGTGCAAAGACAGTGAAGATGCATATAATAAAATGGAAATGATTTATAACGCAAAATGTATCGAAGGCACATATGATGGCGACAATACATACATTGACAAGGATAGTGGTTACGCTCAAATTGTTGATGGATTAGAGCAGATTGAGTTAAGGATCGGTCTGCTGACAACTGCATAAACAAAAAAAAGAAAGACATCGGTATAACCGGTGTCTTTTTAATATTCTGACTTAATTAACTAAGCAAAATTATACAGATATTGACTGTTTTAGTATTTGTTGGTATAATGTAGTAAAGGAGAGGAGAGGTCAGTATGGGATTATTTGGAGTATTTGCAGCAGTATTTACTGGAGGAGCGTTTCTTATTGATACTTTTAAAGATGCGAAATATGATGGAGAGCTTAAAGATAAGGCAAGAAAAGAAAACAGCCTTACATGGACAGATAGTCACGGAAGAGAGTATATGCTTTCTACTGGCAAAAGAGTTTATAGACATGATGGAAAAATTAAGTCTGTAAAAACCGGTCAGACATTGGCAGATTCTCGTATGGACAGAATAAAAAGAGAAAATCAGGAAAGGATTAATAAAGCAATTAAAGAAGGAAAAAAGTTTGCAGATCTATACTATCCCGAATTTAAAAATAGGTTTTATTATACTGAACTTTCTACCATGAAGAGATATTATTTGTATGGAGATACAGATTATGATGGCATCGGCGGATACTATGTGAAGTGTTATTATAATGATAATGAAGCGGAGGTTTCTTTTGGAGTACAAGAAAAAGAAGAAATAACTCAAGAGGAATATACAGATTTAGGAGGACGAGTTTTTCGAGGGCATAGTAGTCATACAAGAAGATATTAATAACAAGGAGGAAAGTTTATGAATAAAGAAAGAAGAAATAAAATATCGAGAACTATCAAAGAAATGGAAACAATAAAAAAATATCTTAAAGATATATTAAGTGAAGAAGAATATGCTTTTGATAGCATGCCAGAAAATCTTCAGTGTTCAATGAGAGGAGAGGAGTCAGAAGAGGCGATTAGCTGTATGGATGAAGCTGTAGATTTATTAGATGAAGTTATTGAAAAATTAGAAGAAATTCAATAGGAGGGATTATATGAATGGAAAAGAAGCATATGATAATAAATATAAAAAGAAAATAGATAAAATAATACAAAATAATACAGATAAGAATTATTTGAGAGGTTTTTATAATTATATGGGAAGTAGATTAGCATATTCAACCAAATATGATTATTTAAACTATGTTGTAAATTTTATTAATTTTACAGAAAAAGAAATCGTAGATATTGGACTTGATGATTATACTAATTTTTTATCTACTATCGAAGACATGACAACTCCATATCAAATAAGTGTTTATTCCGGATTGAAAAAATTTGCGACATATTTAATCGCAAGCAATAAAACTTCTGATAATCCAATGAAATATATTGAAAGACCAAAATTTAAAGAAAGAGAGGATACAAAAGAAAAAAGAGAAAAGGGATATCTTGAAAAAAGAGAAATAAAAAAATATCTATCTTCGGTAAAAAGTGGAACCGGAACAAACAGGGCGATTGCAAGACAAGAAGCGTGGAAAGAAAGAGATTTATTAATTATAATGATTTTCTTAAACATGGGAATTAGATGTTCTGCCTTATATAAATTAGATGTAAGCAGCATTAATTTTGATAATATGACGCTTACTACTAATGAAAAAGGAGATAAAATTCGTACTCGTTTAATATCAGAAGATTTAATGAAATATATAAAGGATTGGTTAATAAAAAGAGAAATTATTTTGGACGGCGTAAATGAGAGTGCTTTATTTATTTCTAATCAAAGAACAAGGATGGATCAGAGTTCAATTTATAGAGTGGTAAATAAATATTCGAAATCAATAGAAGGAAAACATATTACACCTCATAAATTAAGAGCTACTTACGGAACGCAGTTGTTAAATGAAACACATGATATATATTTTGTTCAGAGCTGTATGGATCATAGCAGCCCTCAAACGACAGAATTATATATTAGAGGACAAAAAAAGGAGGGTGAAACAAAATCGTGTGATATTATGTCAAAAATCATTTTTTAAATATATTACTAGACAAAATTATATAAATGTAATATAATGTTGGCAAATAGGAGGTATACACGTATGTTAAAAGATAGAAAAGAATTAGAACAGTTCTTAAGTAAGAAATGTGATAAGATTAATTTTAACAATGAAACATGTATAAAAATAAGAGAATATATGTTAGACAAATATGAAATTCCTACTGGCACAACTATGGACATGATTTCGAGATACATGTTTGATGAGCAGACAGAATTTCTTTTATTTTGCTTGTTAGACGGAATAGATGCAACAGATGAAACAAATTATAAAGAAGAATATTTTACTAAAATAGAAATAGAACAGTATTTAAATGAAAAATTTGAGATAAGACAAATACATTTTCCGCTTGTAATTAAGTGTGAAAAAGTAAACGATAGTCAATGGATTGGTGCAACGAACAGCCAATTCTTTATGGATTTGCGAAGGGCACAATTGATTAAATACAACGTAAATGCACAGAGAGTTATGAAAAAGATAGTTCGAGGCGAAAATATTTTATTTAAAATTGTACCGAATAAAATTGCCATTAAAGCAATTAAGGCTCTTATGCAAAAGAATCAGTACATTCCAACACCTATTACGTTAAATATACCATATGATTCTGATGCAGATTTTTATTATGATGAAAAGGAAAGAGAACTGGTTATTAAAAGTCTTGATAATTTTGATATTTCTGACGGTTATCACAGATACTTGGCAATGTGCGAGTTGCATGATGAAGAGCCGGATATACAATATCCGATGGAAATTAGAATTATTAACTTTACCGATGAGAAAACAAGACAATTTATTTTCCAGGAAGACCAGAAAACAAAGATGTCTCAGTCAAATTCAAGAACAATGAATATAAACAGAGCATCAAATAATGTCATTGATAGATTAAATGAAATGGCCACATTTGATTTCAAAGGATTGATTGGTCGTAATAGTGGAACAATTAATTACGCAGCACTATCAGATTTCATTGAATATTTTTATTTCAAAGAGAAAAGACCATACAATAACTCGGATATTATTAGAGCCGCAAATGATATAAAAGGTAAATTTAACGCATTATCAGAATTTGACCCTGTATATATTGATAAGATATATGGATTCAAAGAGCTGGCTATTATGTTTGTTGCTTTCGATATAGAATCTGACTTGTCAAAAGCGATAGAGAAAATTGATAATGCATTTAAAAATGAAGTACAAAAGGAGATAAAAAATGTCAATGTCAATAAGACGTTGATAAACACAGTAAGTAAACTTATTTAAGGAGGTGTTTTTATGTATAACCAGAGTATTAAAGAAAGGTATATCAATGAAAAGGAAAGCACTACTTTTACACCAGAGGGATATTTACCACGTTTGTTTAATAAAACAGAAGAATTTGAATCTCGTTACGGGAAAGACGTAAGTAGTTTTACAGTTTACGAAATAATTGATTTTTATAAGACAATGAATGTATCTTCATTAGAATCGCTGAATGTAATTAACAGTCATTTGACTTTATATGTTGATTGGTGTTTAAAACAAAATATGGTTGATGATTGTCAAAATCATTTTACGGAGTTGAACAATGATATGTTGTTTAAATGTATTAACAAAGCGGCCATCAATAAATCTATAATAACAAAAGATACATTATATAACTGGTTCACAATAATACCTAATGCAAGCGATGCATTTATTATGATTGCATTATTTGAAGGTATTAAAGGGAAAGAGTTTTGTGAGATTGCAAATCTTAAATATGAAGATTTTGATCTTGAACGTAAAACTGTTATGTTGTGTACTGGCAGAGAATTAACAGTGTCAGACAAATTAATTAAAATTGCAAAAGAATCATTTGATTCAACGGACTATTATCCGGTAGGCGGAACTACAGAAAGGAAAATGCCATTATTAAACGAACCGTATATAGTTAAAAACTATCCGAATTGTCAGGTTGATATTAGCGATTTTCACAAAGGGAGAAGGATATATAGAAAGCTTTTAAGAAACTTTGAATTCTTAGGTGTGGCAGAATGGATGAAGCCCAATTCTCTTACAGAGAGTGGGAAAATTGATTATATCAACAGAAGAAGCGAAGAACTCAGCATATCTGGTAAAGATTTTATTTACTCTGATTATGCAAAAGAAATCGAAGACAGATATGGATATGATATGAAGAGACTTAGAGTTTCTTATATAAGGAAATTCGGAGAGCACCTAGTTTAATATGGTGCTCTCAATAAAAACAACTACTAAACAAAATTAAACAAATAAAAATATTGACAATTAGAGGGGGTTGTTTTAATATTATATTAACTTTTTAATAAGGAGGACAATGAAATGGTTTCAAAATTAGTAAAAAGAGTAAATGACAAAATCGAGAATGAGAAGTTGCTGTACATAACAATGGATTGTGATGGAAGCACCATTAATAACGCTGTTGTTCCAGATATGATTAGTGTAGAAGATGAAGAAATCTATGTAGAAGGCGGAAATTTAATGCTTCATATTACTAATGAGAAAAAATTTCAGGTTGATTATGATGATAGTGAAGAAGAATTTGTTATCAAACAGGGAGATACTACTTATTACATTTCATAACTGAATAAAATTAAATATTAGAAATAATGGAATAATTTACCATACGAAAGATAAAATCAGCTCTTTAATATAATAAAGAGTTGATAAAAATAGATTTAACTATGCAAAATTAAACACAATGGAATTAGTGATGGAGAGATGAAAGAATTTGTTGAAAAGCTGATTAAGTTATTAAAATCGGAATTGTAGAACAGCTTGCGGAAGAAAACAACATTTGAAACAGTAAAACCAACAAACAACCGTTATATTATCGGTAGAATGGAGAGTGTTAAATGAGAAAGATTAAAATGAACTTTATGACAAAAATTATGATGATTTCAATTATTCCTTGTCTTATTGCAAGCGTTGTTATGTGTATCGGCGCAGTAAATAGTCTTGAAAAGAACATGACAATGGAAATTGAAGAAGCATTAAAAGCAACAGCATATTCGCTTGATTACAATGACACACAGGAAGTGTTAGATGGTTATAAACAAGCACTTGATGTTGATGTGACAGTTTTTCATGATGATGTAAGAACAATAACAACAGTGTATGGTTCAGAAGGAACGAAGGCAGATTCGACTATTTATGCAGAAGTAAGAAGTGGGAAAGAATACTTTTCGACAAATGCAAATGTAAACGGAAAAGAGTATTTTGGGTATTACATTCCAACGTATGACGAAAATAACGATTTTATCGGCATGACATTCGCAGGAAAACCAACTGAGGATGCTCAGGCGGTTATTGGAAAAACAGTTAAACTTTTATTAGTGTCTTCATTTTCGATTATTTTTATAGTTGTTATTGTAATTATCTTGATTGCTAGACATATGACAAGACTTATGAAAAATTCAACAGATTTAATTACAGAAGTGAGCAAAGGTAATTTCAGAGTTAAAACAGATAAAAAAGTATCAGATGATGAAATAGGAGAAATCTATAAACAAGCAGGAGAATTAGCAGAAAATTTAAGAAATACAATTACACATATTAAGGATATTGCATATAAACTTAATGATATGTCAAAAGAAATGAGTGGATCGACAGATGTTGTTTCTAATAATACAGATGAAATTAATAAGGCTGTAGAAGAAATTGCTTCCGGTGCAATGGAACAAGCAGATAGTACACAGCAAGCATCTGAAAGTATGATTCGTGTTAATGATTCAATTTCTGCAATTCAGGAACAGATTAAAGAGTTAAATGATATTTCTTCTGATATGCAAAAAATTGAAGAAAATGTTTTGAATTATATTGAAACGTTAAAAACAATTAATGAAACTACTAATACAGAATTAAAAGGCGTAGAAGAAAAAGTAGCAAATACTGCGAAAGCAATTGAAGATATTCATAAAGCAACAAAAATTATTAAAGATATTGCTGGACAGACAAAACTTTTAGCATTGAATGCATCTATTGAAGCGTCACACGCAGGAGATGCAGGGCGTGGATTCGCTGTCGTAGCTGATGAAGTTAGCAAGTTGGCACTTGAATCAAACGATGCTTCAAGTGATATTGAAAATATTTTAAAGGTGTTAAATGAAAGTTACAATGATGTAACTGTATCAGTTGAAAGTCTTGTAGAGAATATGGATAAACAGTCTGTTAGTATCAATGATACATATGACAAAATTGTTGTATTAGATAATAATATCAGTCATGTTGTAGAAAGTGTAGGAGTAATTAACAATTCATGTACAGAAGCAAATAAACTTTCTGAAACAGTTGTGGATGCTTTTTCTAGTTTATCTGCAATTTCACAAGAGAATGCTGCTGGTTGTGAAGAAACAAATGCTAGTGTCCAGGAGTTAAATGCTACAATTGCAAATATTAGCAATGAAGCTTTAGAGTTGAGTGGTATTTCTAAAGATTTAGTAGAAAAGGTTTCTTTATTTTTGGTATAATAAGAAATTAGATTAGGAAGGAGTGAATGATATGGCAATGTTGTTGATTATGTAAAAGAACTGAGAAGTTTTGAACAGAACAATCAACATCATATGTTAACACTTGGAAACCATATGGAAGTAGCAGCAAAGTATATTTCAGTTCATAACGGAAGTTGTTTCAATAGCGTATTTCATGCTGCTTTAACACATGATATTGGGAAACCTGATGTTAAGACTTATATTAATTCTAAGGGAGAAGAAACAGAAGATGCTCATTATTATAATCATGATTCTGTTGGTTCTTATAAATGTTTATTTTATGAATATCCATTTTCTATTGATAAAGAATATATTTCTTTATTAATAGGATTACATATGCGTCCGTATATGGCATGGAAACAGTCTGAAAAAGCAAAGGAAAGGGATTTGAAATTATTCGGAAAAGAAGTGATTGACGATGTAATGATGATCCACGAAGCAGATTTATTTGCTCATTAAAAAATAACTAAACAAAATTAAATAAAAGTGTTGACATTTGAAAAAATGTGTGCTAATATATAATTGTTCCAACGAGGAACATATAAATTTTGTATTTAACTATACAAAATTAAATAACGAAGATTTCTAGTATTTTTGTTACCTCCTTTAAAGTTTGGCAGTATCTTAAAAAACTGCCAATGATGGGCTATCGCCAAATGGTAAGGCACGGGACTTTGACTCCCGCAAGAACATTGTAACGGTGTTCGCTTGTTGGTTCGAATCCAACTAGCCCAGCTCATACAGAAACAACATACCTCCTCTTAATATAAAACCGAATGCTAGGCGGTATATCCTAGCAAACAAGGATCATTAGCTCAGTTGGTTAGAGCAACCGGCTCATAACCGGTCGGTCATAGGTTCGAGTCCTATATGATCCATTACAGTCGTATTCAGTGCACAAGTACGACATAAAACAAAAATTATGAAGAGAAATATAAATATTATTACTATCACTAAGGAGATTGGTTCTTGATGATAGGCTCTGCAAAGCAGGGTAGTGAAGTCCGTGGGACAAAAGAAGTCCATCTCGAAAGTGAGGTGGCAGATTAATGTATTGTGGATATATTACAACATTACATAATTTAAGAAAACATAGTAACGCTGATCGCTTACAATGCGTGGAAGTGTTCGGACAAAATGTTATTGTAGACCTATCTTATTACGAAGGTCAGAAGGTCGTGTTCTTTCCGAGTGATGGCCAGTTATCAGAAGAGTTTGCGACTAAAAATAATTTAGTTCGTAAAAAAGATGAGAATGGTAACAACATAGGTGGTTATCTCGATCCAGTTAAGAGAAATATCACAGCAGTAAGATTACGTGGAGAAAAGTCGGAAGGTTTAGTTTTGCCGGTTGAAGTTTTGGCTGATTTTACTGACGTTTCTAAGCTCGAAAATGGCAATCAAATCACTGTTTTATCTGGTCATGAAATTTGCAAAAAATACATTCCAAAAAGAAATAGACCTCAAAGAGAACACAGTAATAGCCAAGGAAAGCACAAGAAGAAGTTTGAAAAAGAAGTAGTATCTTATCCATTCTTTGATGAACATATTGATACTTCGCAGCTTGATTATAATCTTCATGCTTTTAAAGAAGGAGATATTGTTTATCTTACTCGTAAGCTTCATGGATCGAGTCAACGCTGTTCAAATGCAATTCAAGTTACTAAGAAAAGACATAATCCTATTCTAAAAAAAATATTTAGACTAAAGGACAAAGAAACAAAAACATATAACTTAGTAACCGGTACAAGAAGAGTGGTTTTAAACAACTTTAATAAAGATGAAGGATACTATGGAAGTAATGCTTTTAGAAAACCATATCATGATTTCTTTAAAGATAAATTGCCTAAAGGTATGGAAGTTTTCTTTGAAGTAGTAGGTTGGGTTAATGAATCGACTCCTATTATGGGAAGATGCAACAATAAGTTAGTCAAAGACAAAGAATTTGAAAAGATGTATGGTAAAGAAACTGTATTCACATATGGTTGTGAACCTGGCGAAAGCGATATGTATGTGTACAGAATGACCTTTACTAATGAAGATGGAGTGGTTGTAGAACTTCCTACAGAAGAAGTGAAGATGTGGTGTGAAAGAATGGGTTGTAAGTTTGTTCCTATTCTTGATAAGTTTTTATTCACTACAGTAGAAGACTTAAACGAAAGAGTAAACAAATGGCTCGATGTTCCTGATGAAATTGATTCAAGACATGTAGCAGAAGGTGTGGTTGCAAGAATTGATAATCGAAGTAAGTTTACTGCTTACAAGAGAAAGAGCTTTACCTTCAAATGCATTGAAGGAATCATTAAAGACACATCTGATGCTCCGGATATGGAAGAAGCACAAGAACTTATTCAGGAATCCTTTGATGCAACTGAGTCAGACAAACTGTGAAAGGAGAAATGAATGAGTGGAAGAATCAAGTAAACACAATAAAACATGTACAAAATGCGGAGATGATTTTGTGTATTTTCAAGAAGAAACATACTGGGATTACTGTGGCAGCACTAATACAAAACTTGTCAAATGTCCGATATGTGGTACAACACAAGCAATAAAATATGAAGAACAAATAAATCCGAATTTTGATGAAAGATATTATTAATCGCTGAGAAGCGATTTAAAAAATATAAACAACTATACAAAATTAAATAAAGCAGAAAGGAAAAGGCAAAAATGAATTTTGAAATGTTAGGAAAATTAGGTATTGGTAAAGAGACTGACAAGTTTAAACCGTACACAGAAAACGTTTATGATTCCGGATGGAAAAAAACATCATTAAGATTTAATGCGATTTGTGGCGACAACAGACATATGTTGCAGGTTGACGCAGGTTGTTGGGCTGATGGGCACGGAGATATTTACACATTCAGCAAAGCAACAGTTAATGAAGATGGAACTAAAAAGAAAGGCGAGTCTTTTACAATTCCATTCAAAGACAGATTGACTTCTAAGAAATTAGCAGATGTAGCAGAATTTAAAAAGTTTGTATTTGATCTCGAAGAGCCGGGAAGAAGATATAAATTAAAAAATATGGTAGATGCTATCAAAGAAGGAAAAGGTGTTACCGATGAACAGCTTGCCGAGGTAAACCTTGCAGATGAAGCGGAAGTAAATGAAGCATATGAAAAGAGTTTAAAGAAACATCATGAGTTTATTTATGAAGGAGACTTCATTGAGTTTATCAAGAAGGTAATTGATAGCGGCAAGTACAAAGACAAGAAGTTCTTAATTCGTGGTAATGGAAATTATTCTTATTCAGAGAAAAATGAAAGAGTATATGAGAATTATGTTCCTCAGAGAATTTATCTTGCAGCTGATGATGCAGAAGAGTATAGCACAGCAAATATTACATTATTATTCGGTTCTGAGAGCTTAGATGATATGAGTGTAGAGGAAAAGGGTAAATATTATGTGTCCGGTTGGTCTATGGAATATGACAGTAATCGCAAAGGGAATATTCCTGTGCCGATGACCATTACTTTCTCTGCTGAGAATGAGAAGTTAGCAAAAGCTCTTGTTAAGAAATTTACTGTTGATGATGACAGTATTAAAGAATATGGTGTTGAAGTATCAATGCTTAATGGTGCACAGAGAGTAGAAATTACAGAAGACATGCTTTCTGACGAACAGAAAGAAGATCTTGAGCTTGGATTAATTACGCTTGACGATATTCGTAAGGATATGGGTGGCTCTGTATATGGAGATAGAATTCAGGAGTATCAGTTCTTAAAGGTTGGTCGTGGATTTAGTAAAGGAAGAAATGATACAGCTTATACGGCTGATGATATGGTTATTAAGTCAGTTGTTGATGAAGAAACAGACGACTTATTTGATGACGATGAAATTTAAGAGATTGGGCATTTGCCCTTTCTCTTAAACTAAACAAAATTAATATAAAAGGAGATTTAAAATGGCGTTTAAAAAACCTACAGTAAAAACAATTGATGCAGATATTAGTAAATTATCTATTTATTTAAGAAGTGTTAAAAAGTTCGGTAAGTCTAGTTTATTTAAGCATATGATTTTGGCTAAATATGGAGATCCGGAAAAGGGACTTTTAGTTGAAATTGGACACGAGTTCGGTGACACACTTCTTGATAATGTCAACAGTACGCATGTAGATACATATAAAGATTTTGTTGATTTAAAGAAATGGTTAATTGAAGAGAAAGGTAAAGAGCACGACATTAAAATTATCGGTTTCGATGTTGTTGATGAAATGATTCCTGCATTTGAGGCAGAAGTTGTTCGCTTAAACAACATTGAAAACCCTAACAAGAAAGTTAAGTCTGTTAAAGCCGCCTTCGGAGGTTATAATGCCGGAGTTGAAATGGCAGCTTCAATGATTAAAGAGTATATGACAGAACTTAAAAAGGCTGGATTTGGTGTAGTAACAATTGCTCATACAAAGATGAAACCTGTTAAAGAAAAAGGTAGTCTTGAGGAAGATAGTTATCAGATGTTAACTTCTAATCTTCAGAATGCTTATGAGAGTGCATTTGGAGATATATCAGACTTAGTACTTACTGGATATATTGACAGAAATCTTGAGACAGTTGGAGAAGGAGAAAATGCAAAGAAGTATGCCACTACTGAAATCAGAAAGTTATATTTCAGAGGAACATCATTAATTGATGCCGGTTCAAGATTTGCACCGGATGCAGTTCCAGAATATATGATTTTTGACAAGATGGATATGGGAGAAGACTTTGTAAAGGTTATTGAGGATGGTATTAAGAACTCAAAGACAATTGCTTCAGCTCCTAAGAAAACAAAGAAAGCAGAACCTAAACCGGAACCTGTGGTTGAAGAAGTAGAAGACGATATTGACGATATCGAAACAGCTGAAGAGACAACAACAGATGTAACCACAGATGAAATTCGTGCATTGTTTAAGGCTGCTGACAAGGACACAAAGGCAAAGGTCAAGGAGATTATTGCTGAGTTTGGCGGAAAGCTTGATGATGCTGACCAAGATGGATTGAATAGAATGTATGAAATTTTAAAGGCATAATTGCCAATTAAATTACATAGGGGACTGAAACACGTCCCCTATTTCTATTAAAGGTGGGTGGTATTATTGTTGGTTAAATGCCGTGTGTGCGGAGAAAAAAAAGAACGTAATGATGCTTATAAAGTAACAGTTAATGGTAAGAATGAGTATTATTGCAATGAAAAAGAATATAAACAAAAACTTAAACAGACAGCAGACAAAGATAATACGTTCAAAATGATTAATGAGATTTTCGGTTATGAAGTGATTAACTCTGCAATATTTAAAGAGTTAAAAGAAATATCTGCTAAACATCCGTATGATAAAATTTATTCTTTTTTGTGTGACAATAAAGCAATGTTAGAACGAAGTATGAGTAAGACTTTTACTTCTGAATATGGAAAGATACGATATTTTACAACAATTATTAAGAATAATATTGTTGATTATATAAAAGTAGATGATGAATCTTATATTACAGATAACGAGTATGAGATTTTAGATATCAAATATAAACCAAAAAAGAAAAGACGTGCAATGTACGACTTGGAAAGGGAATTGTTAGATGGCTGAATTTTTAACAGGAATTACAGATAAATATATCCCGCAGCTTCTCAAAGGAAGAATCGAGATCGAAGGCAATGTTGTGAGTTCGTTTTTCAAGGATATGCTTTTATTAGATGAAGTGAAGTTGGAAGCCAAAGACTTTATAACATCTGATGGACACTTTTATTATTCATTATTGAAAAATCTTCGTAGTAAAGGTTTTTATACATTAGATGAAGTAACAATTCTTTCTAATTGCAGTGATGAAGTAATTGAAAAGTTTGAAGAACGTGGTGGTTGGGAAACTATTCAGCACCAAATTGACATTATTAATGTACAGAATTTCGATGTGTACATTGATATTTTATATAGAGAAAATATCCTTTGTAATATGCATTTAGATGGATTTAATTTGATTTCGCCTATTATGATTGGCGAAAAGAAAGTAGCTCCTTTGAAGTTATTAAGAAAAATGAATGCGGAAGAGGTTATTGATTGGTATGAATCTCGTTTGTCAGAGTATGGTACCGGTTATTCAAGTAAGGTGATTGAAGAAGAGGAAATTACAGAGTTCTCGGATGAATTTATTAACGAATGTGAAGAAGGAATTGAAAACGGTGTTCCGTTTGATGAGGCAACACTTGACGTAAACCTTAACCCTATGAATTGTTTTCCTTTTTTATCGAGACAGGTAGGAGGCTTATTGCCTGGTACATTTACAATGTTGGGCGGATATAGTTCAACCGGTAAATCAACGTGGTTTATTACAATCATTATGGCTTTGCTTAATTATGATAGAAAAGTCTTAATCATTACTAACGAAGAAGATGTTAAAAGATTTAAGATTAAGTTCCTTGTATGGATGCTTGGAAAATATACAAGATATTTTAAACTTACAAAGAAAAAGATGACTTCAGGGCAGATTGATACAGAGGATAGAAAATATTTAAAAGAAGTTCAAGATTTTTGGAAAGAAAATTATAGTAATCGTGTAAAAATTATTTCAATTGCTGATGCAGATATGTCTACCGTAAAGAAGAAGATTAGAGAGAATGTGCTGCGTCATGGTTATGATACTGTATTATACGACACATTTAAGATTCAAGAAGAAGATTTTGGTAGTAATAGAACGGATTTGGCTTTGGTTTCTAATAGCCGCAGTCTACATAAACTTGCCAAGAAATATAATATTATTATGTTAGCTTCAGTTCAGTTGGCAGAGTATATGAAAGGTAAGTTGTTTCTTGATAGCTCGGTATTATCTAATTCAAAACAGATCAAGGAAATCTTGGAGAATTTGTTTTTGATGAGAAATTTGTATCCGGAAGAACTTGATAAGAAGAGTAAATTCTATTGCCGCCCATTTAGATTAGTGAAAACAGAAAGCGGTAAATGGGTAGAAGAAGAATATGAACCAGACCCGTCGGCTGTATATAAAGTTCTTTTCGTGGAAAAAACACGAATGGGAGCAAATTCAAGTGATACCGGATGTGCTTACCTTCTGAAATTCGATGGAGATCATTGTATATTCAGGGAGGTGTGTCAGGCAAGGATCAAACATGGGCAGATAACATAAGGAAAGTTGGTGAAAAAATGTGATGCTTGAGGATATTAAAAAAGAATTATTGTCAAATCCAGATAAGCTCAAAGATGTACTTGAGCATTACAACTACTGTAACATAGTTATTAGAAACACATATATGTCATTCGGCAGAGATGAACATAGTAGTAAGAAATCAATTGTAATAAGGCTAGAAAACAATTGTTATTTGTATGTAAATGATTATGCAAGAAACATTAATAAAGATTTGTTCTCTTACATAATAGAGCAGCGTAAAGTTACCTTCTCTGATGTACTTAATACAGTAAAGAATGTTCTTGGCATTACAGATTATTATGATTTCTTTGATAGTAAGAGATATGTATTTGGTGGTTTTTATGAAAAGATAAGAAAGAAAAACACTAGTAAAGTTCGTGTCTATGATGAATCCGTCTTAAAGTGCTACAGGCGTTGTGGCAATAAAAGATTTATTAGAGATAATATATCATTAGATAGTCAAAAGTATTTCAATCTTAGATATGATGTCGAATCACAGAGCATTGTGATACCTATATATGACCAAGTAGGACAGTTAATGGGTGCTAAAGCAAGGTGTAATTATGAAGTGGCTGATGGAGAAATGAAATATTACTATCTAATGCCTTGCCAGGCCTCGCTTACGCTCTACGGGTATGCACAGAATTATAGTCATCTGGTAGGCAATACCATATATGTTGGAGAGAGTGAGAAGTTTGTAATGCAGTGCCACTCGTATGGTATTCGTAACTGTGTTGCACTTGGTTCAGGAAGTATCAGTAATAAACAGGTTCAGATGTTATTGGAGCTAAATCCAGAAAAGATTATTTTTATGCATGATGTTGGTTATGATTTAGAGAACATTATGAGAAATATTAATATGGTAAAAGGTTATTCAAGATTTTCGGAAGTAAAACTTGGTTACTGGGATTGGACAAAAGGTAATTATACAGACAAAGTTTCTCCATCAGATATGGGGAAAAAACAATTAAGATATATATTAGACAACGAAATTAAAATTATAGGTGACAGTGATGAAGACGAATTATAACATAAAAGCAGATTGCCGTGGAATGTATGAAGAAGATATATTTAATACAATACTCGAACAAAGAGGCATAGAAGATGCAGAACATTTTTTAAATCCTACTGAAGAAGATATGCTTCCTTTAAACAGTTTATTATATATTGATAAAGCGTACGAATTATTAATGAAGCATATTGAAAATAAAAGCAAAATTTCTGTGTTGTTTGACACGGACACCGATGGAATTACTTCCGGTGCGATTATGACAAGATATCTCAGAAATCTTGGTGTAGAATGCCAAACATTTATTAATGAAGGTAAGATGCACGGTCTGTTAGGACAAGATTTAAGCAAGTTTGACGGAACAGATTTATTAATTATTGTTGATAGTTTAGATGCTACCGCAGAAAACTATTCAAAATTAAACAAGAAAGATATTGATGTTATTGTATTAGACCACCATGCAGTAGATCCGACAGTTGCATATTGGGATTATATTACATTAGTTACTTCACAGGTTCATTACGATAATCCTGCGTTATCCGGTGCGGGCGTAGTTTATAAATTTTGTTGTTACGTTGATGAGCAAGAACTTACTGACTATGCAGAAGATTTAGTTGACCTTGCTGCAGTGGGTATTTTAGCTGACGTATCAGATGTATCTGAAGCAAGTATGGAGAATAGATATATTATTAAACAAGGTTTGGATAATCTAAAGAATCTTGCGATTAAAAAGATTATTGGTAGTTATGAGTTTAATAGTAAATCAGTACTGTTTAGCGTAGCACCATTAATCAATGCAAGCTGTCGTATTGGTAGAAACGAAATTGCTTTGCAGATGTTCTTATCTGATGATAACAAAGAGGTTCTTAAGTGTAAGAAATTATTAGAAGAATGTAAAGATATCCAAAACGAAGAAGTTGAAAGACTGATGCCATGGATTGAAAAAGACTTTGAATCGCAGAGCGATAATAATGCACTTTATACAGTTATTGAAAGCGAATATGGTATTTCCGGTTTAATAGGAAATAAGTGTTTAGAAATATATAATAAGCCAATGTTTATTTTGAAAGATATTGGTGATAAGTATGCTGGATCTATGAGAAGTATTGGTTATGGTGACTTTATGGCATTATGTAATGAAACTGGATTGGCAGAATTACATGGACATGAAGAAGCAAGCGGTATTGAGATTAAGAAAGATGATTTTGATGAGTTTCTTAATCAAGTAAACTCAAAACTAAACGAAATTAAACAGACCACAGAACAATGTTCAGAAGTAGATGCTTGGATTGAATTGAGTGATTTAACAAGAACACTTGTAGATAAGATTAAATTACTTAATCGAATTAGTGGTAAAGGATTTAAGGCTACAGTGTTCAAAGTTAGCGGTATTAATGATTATTCTATTGGCAGTTTTAAAGACGGAAAGCACCTCGTAATTAAGCCTGCCGATTATATACAACTTATTGAATGGAACACAAAATGTGATTATGAAGAATTAGAAGATGCTGCAATGATGAATGAACCTATGGAAGTATATGGTGAATTAGATTCAGGATTTTTTGCAAGAACATTTATGCTAAAGGTTATTATGCAGAGTTACGAAATGGGTGTTATATAATGGCTAAAATTTTATGGACAGACGAAGAAGTAAAAATATTAGAAGAGTGTTATGAAAAAATGTTATCAGCAAATGAGATTGCGAAGAAAATACCAAGTCATACAGAACAAGCTATTTTACGAAAGGCATCAAAATTAGGATTACCACAGAAATATATTCGTGATAATAATCCTAATTTTAAAGCGGAATATCAAGATTATGACTGGTGTTATCAAAAAATTATTGTTGAAGGTAAAAGTTGTGAGCAATTAGCAGAAGAAACTGGTTATAGTAAACGAGTTTTAGAAAAATGGACAAGAGAAAAACATAACCTTTCTAATAGGACATATGCAAAACACGCAACATTAACACCTTTACAATATTCAATTATTCTTGCCGGAACATTGGGTGACGGTCATATTGATAAACGAGAAAAATATCCTATTTATATTGAGTCACATGCAGAAGATGAAAAGGGTTATTTGTATTGGAAATATGAAATATTAAAAAATCTATGTTTAAGCGAACCAGTTTGTATAGATGCAAAAGATAAAGTATTTAATGGTAAGTTATATCATACACAGAGACAATATAGATTTATAACTAGAGCAATCGAGTCTTTGGCAAGCATTCGTAGTATGAGCAGATGTGAAAAAATTGATCAATTAGATGAGATGGGTTTTTGCACTCATATGCTTGATGATGGTTCAAAATGCTGTAGTGGCAGTCATAATAATTGGGAAATATGTTTTGGTGATTGGACTATGGATGAGGTACAACATTATTTAAATAAGGTTAATCAAAATTTTGGTTTACAACCAATGTTATGTAAAGATGTCAGATATGCAAAATACACTGTTGATGATTCTAAAATTATTGATGAACTTATTTTAAAAAACATACCAAATTATTTAGATGTTATTCAGAAGAAAGTTTTTAAGAGAAAGGTATCATAAAAATGGATCGTAATTATACAGTATATCATTTGCATACAGAAAATTCTTTGCTTGATAGTTGTACTAATTATAAATTATATGTAAATAAGGCAGTTGAATTAGGACAGACAGCAATTGCATTTTCAGAACATGGTAATACATATAATTGGATTGAAAAGAAAATGTATGCAAATGAAAAAGGATTAAAATATATTCATGCTTGTGAAGTTTACTTAACCGCCTCATTAGATGAAAAAGTTCGTGATAATTATCATACAATTCTTATTGCAAAGAACCATGATGGTGTAAAAGAACTTAATACATTAATAGATTTATCTACTCAAGAAGATCATTTCTATTATAAGCCACGTTTGAGTTTTGATGAGTACTTTGCTATATCAGATAATATTATAAAAATCAGTGCTTGTTTAGCATCGCCGTTAAGCAAGTATCCACAATCTGAGAACGCATGCAAAGACATATATGATAGATTATTACAATCTTATGATTATTATGAAGTTCAGCCACATAATAATGCTGACCAAATTCATTATAATTCAATGCTGCTTATGGCTTCAAAAAAATATAACATACCATTAATTGCAGGTACTGACACACATAGTTTAGATTCTTACAAAGCTGAATGTAGAAGTATATTACAAAAGGCGAAAAAGATAGTATACACAGATGAAGATTCCTTTGATTTAACATATAAATCTTATGATGAATTGGTTGAAATGTTTAAGCAGCAGGCTTCATTGCCTATGGATGTGATATTAGAAGCTATTGAGAATACTAATCGTATGGCTGACTCAGTAGAAGGTTTTGAGTTAGATACATCATTTAAGTATCCTATTCTTTATGATGATGAAGAAAAGGTTCTTAAAAAACGAATTAATGATATGTATCAAGACAAACTTAAACGTGGAGTAATCAAACCAGATCCTAGATACAAGCAGATGGTTAAAGAAGAAATGCGTGTATTTAAGAAAATTGGTATGGTTGGCTTTATGTTATTTATGTCAGAACTTGTTTCGTGGTGTTGGGAGAATGGAATACCGGTTGGGTTCTGTAGAGGTTCTGTTGGCGGCTCAATGATAGCATATCTTACTGATATTATTGATGTAAACCCTTTAACATGGAATACTATTTTTTCTCGTTTCTGTAATGAAAATAGAAAAGAAATTGGTGATATTGATGTTGATATTTCTCCAACACAACGCCATTTAGTATATGAACATATCATAGAGAAATTTGGTATAGACAAGACTGCGTATGTATTAGCAATAGGAACGATATCAGACAAGGGTACTATTGATGAAATTGGTAGGGCTTTATCTGATAAGTGGTTAGAAACTAATAAAGACATTAAAAATAATCCGTACTCGCTTGATAATATTGCAAGAATCAAGAAAGAATACGAAGTCAACCCTGAAGAAACAAAGGCTAAGTATCCTGATATATTTTATTATTTTGATGGTTTGGTTAATACAGCAATTTCTCAATCAATGCATCCGGCAGGAATTATTTGTAGTCCTGTAACATTACCAGACAATTATGGAACATTCTGGAATGATGGTAAGCGTATTCTTTCTATCAACATGGAAGAGATTCACGAAATATCATTGGTTAAATATGATATTCTTGGATTAAAGAACGTAGAAATTATTAAAGATTGTTGTGAGTTGGCAGGGATTAAATATCCTAAATCGCACGAAATTGATTGGGATGACCAAGAAGTGTGGCAGCATATAACCGATAGCCCTGTTGGAGTCTTCCAGTTCGAATCGCAATTTGCCTATGATTCATTAAAGAAAATGGGTTGTAAGCAAGTAAACGACTTATCATTAGTGAATGCAAGTATTAGACCGTCCGGTGAAAGTTATAGAGAGAGGTTACTTGCAAGAGAGGAAAATAAAAATCCGTCAGAAATTATTGATGAACTTCTGAAAGACAACCACGGATTCCTGGTGTTTCAGGAAGACACTATTAAATTCCTTACAGAAATATGTGGGTTAAGTGGTTCAGAAGCTGATAATATTCGTAGAGCAATTGGTCGTAAACAGAAAGACAGACTTGAAGAAGCTCTGCCGGGTATTCTTGAAGGATATTGTAGTAAGTCTGATAAGCCTAGAGAAACAGCAGAAGAAGAGGCTAAGACATTTTTGCAGATTATTGAAGACTCATCTAATTATCAGTTTGGATACAACCATTCTACCGGTTATTCAATGATTGGTTATTTGTGTGGATATTTAAGATATTATTATCCAAGAGAGTTTATTACAGCATATCTTAACAATGCTAATAATGATGATGATATTAATAATGGAACTGCTTTGGCCAAACAATTAGGAATTACAATTTATCCAATTAAGTTTAGACATTCTGTTGCGAAATATTCATGTAATGATAGTGGTATTTACAAAGGTATTGAATCAATTAAGTTCTGTAACTCACAGATGGCAGATGAGTTATATGAATTAAGAGATAATAAATATGAAACATTTATTGACTTGCTTATTGATATTCAGAACACATCTGTAAATAGTAGGCAGCTTGAAATATTAATTAAATTAAACTTCTTTGAAGAGTTTGGTCATCCTAATATGTTACTTACTCAAGTTGAATTATTCAACAATATTTACGGTAAGAAACAATTCAAAAAGGATAAACTAAACGAAATTAAATGCAGTGAAGAATTGGTTAAAAAGTATGCCGAAAAAGAAACTGAAAAAATGTTTACTAAGGTTAATACTTTGGACTTATTAAGAGAATTGGTGAACGTGTATGAGTATCCTAATACAACAATATATAATCATTTACATTATGAAAATGAATGTTTAGGCTATATTACATACAGTAATTCTGAAGTAAATAAGCATCTGTTTTACGTTAGCGAACTAGATATCAAGAAAACAATAATAAACGTCAAATTGCACGAAATTCGTACAGGAAAAACAAGAGAAGTTAAGATGTGGGCAAGAGGATTCAATGCAGACCCATTCAATAAAAACGACATTTTATTTATCTCTTCTATTAAGAAGGATAACAAAAAAGAACCTACCGGAGAGATTAATCCAGAAACCGGTAAGAAGATTTATAGGGCTGTGCCAGATAAATATGAATATTGGCTGCAGAAATATATTGTAAAGGATGGTACAGATTTATGATAGAAGTTTATAAATATACGGACAAGGAAATGGAGGAGTTAATCTCCTCTATGATTATCCTTGTAGATACCAGGGAACGTGTTAATAATCATATACTTGAATACTTTGATAAGAAGAATATCAAATATAAAACCAAAGCACTTGATCGTGGCGATTATAGTTTTATGATACCTAAAAATGAAAAGCTTGGAATACCAAGAGATTTATATTTTATGAATAAAGTGGCCATAGAGCGCAAAGGCAGTCTTGAAGAATTAAGTGGGAATCTAACAACTGAAAGAGACAGATTTGAGAAAGAATTGTGTCTTGCACCAAAAGATAAAGTATTACTCGTTGAGAATGCCAATTATTCAGATATTGCAACAGGCAATTACAAAACTAAGTATAATAAGAAATCTTATTGGGGTGCGATTCATAGTTTTTGGTTTAAATATAATATTCCGGTGTTCTTTATGCCGGACATTAAATATTCAGGATTGTTCATAAGAGGATACTTTGAATATTATTTAAAAAATTATATCAGATAAAAATATAAAGGAATAAAGAATAATGTTAAAAAAAGGACAAATAGTATATTATGCAAGAATTATGCCGACAGTTGGTATATATGAAGTTTTAGAATTAAAACTTCGAACAGTAACAGGTGAGTACTTCGTAGGAACAGAGAAGAGAGAAAAACATGCTTATCTATTTGGTTATTCGACTTTAGGTAAATACATATTCGAAGATAGGCAGGATGCATTAAAGGTTGTAAAAGAAGCAGAAAAAAATAAAAAAGAAATTAATGAAGAAAAATATTATGAAGAATTTTAAGGAGTGACACATGACAGCTAGAGAACGTATTGAAAACGAAGGATATGAAGATGTTATTATATATGACAGCCCATCATATGATGATGCTCTCATAGGTGTTACGAGTGATAACAGAGCGGTATACGATTACGATAAAATGGTTGAATGGCTAATTACAAATGAAGGAATGGATTACGAAGAGGCCGTAGAATTTATTGATTGGAATGATAGTTTTTATTACGGTGAAGGGTATCCAATTATTTTATATAAATTAACTGTATAAAATTAAATAAAAGTGTTGACAAATAATTACGGCGGTGATATATTATCTTTAGATTAACTAAACAAAATTAAATAACTAACACAAGGGGGCTTGTAAATGATATGTCAAAGATGTAATAAAGTAATGAAGAATGTCATGCATTTTGAACAGGATAGGAATTATAGATACAATGAATGTTCGAAATGTCATGATCAAACAAGGGGCAAAAGAATTCATTTTGAAGACGTTCTTCGGGAAGAAGTCAACAAAATAACTGGTAGAGGAGATAGATAATTGAAAAAAATAAGTGCTATTGTAATTCTGATTTTAGGGATAATGCTTTGTTTCATTCCCTTTACTAATAACACGGTAGAATTACAAGGAACAAAAGATGAAACCTTAATATATGCAAAAGCAAAAAGGACAGATATTGAAGTAAAAACATTAGAAAAACAGCCTCCATTAATTTTTACCGGCTGGACAACAGCAAATCTTAATATAAGAAAGAAACCTTCATTGAGTTCTGAAATATATGATGTGCTGCCAGCCGGAACAGAAATTACATATTATGAGTACAATAATAAATGGGGTTGTATTAAATATGATTATGAACGTCCGGACATTGAAATGATTGAGATTATTACGGCTTATGTGAGTTTGGATTATATAACGAAAAATCAAGCAGAAGCAGAATATCGAGCATTAATGTCTAGAAAGAATGTAGGCGATAAGAAAGAATGGTTTTTAGAGTATAAAGAATTTATTAATAAACATTCTGATTCGCCAGAAACTATACAAGATTATTTTACGGAAGAAGAATTGGAGATATTGTATGGCGTTGTAGAAGCAGAAGTCGGAGGACTTGGAGGGTTTGATGAACGCTGCAATGTGGCTTCAGTTATCTTTAATAGAATGAATGACGAGGTGTTTAAGGATACCTTACCGGAATTATTAACCGCACATCAGTTTTCGACAATCGGAAACGGAGCGTATCAAAGAGTAGAACCTACAGAAGATACAATATTAGCTTGTGCATATGCTTTTGAAATTGGAGACACAACTGATGGAGCGTTATATTTTCATAGTAACTCAAAAACAAATACATTTAACGGAGCAAGATATCTGTTTACAGACAATGCTTCGCATCATTTTTACAAATAACTATACAAAATTAAACAAAAAGGAGATTTAAAAATGCAGACACAAGTAACAATTTATTTAAACGATTTTATTAAAACAAAAAACTTTGCTCAGGCAGTATCAAAATTTGAATCTGATATTGATATTGTAAGAGACAGATATGTGATTGATGCTAAATCTATCATGGGTATTTACACATTGGATCTTAGCAAACCAGTAGATGTCGTATTACACAGTGATGATAATGAAGAAATTGACAGATTTATTGAGGTAATGAAGGAGTTTGAGTAATATATGAAATTTGAAAATACACAAGTTTTTAATTTTGAAGGCGCCTTACGTGGTATGAGAAATCCTAAAGAGAGTTGGGATAAGAGTGATAGTCAATTTGATTATGATATTAGTACACATCAGATTGAGGCGACAATTGGTGAAAATGATATGAAACTTGCTCAGACATTAATCAGAGCTGGTAGTGAGCATAGAAAATTCCTTCGTCAGATTTTTGTAAGTGTAGATATTACAGCTCCTCTTTATTGGTGGAAGGAATTTGATACCTATAAAGTTGCTACAGTTGCGAATAGCACAAGTACAATGCACAAGATGGCAAGTAAACCTATTACTTTAGATTGTTTTGAGATTGATGATTATTGTAAGGATGGGCTTTATGTTATAAATGATGAACCTATGGCAGACTGTTCGTTACAAAACTTTGTTAATGATACTATTCAGTATCTTGAAAACCTTCGTAAGAAATATCTCGAAACAAAAGATAAGAAGTATTGGAAAGAGCTTATTCGTTGGCTGCCTGAATCATGGTTGCAAACTCGTACCGTTACTATGAATTATGAAAATTTACTTGGTATGTGCAGTAAAGGACAAAGAAGATTTCATAAATTGAACGAGTGGTCAGGACAAGATGACCATAATGTTCCTAATTTCATTTCGTGGGCAAGAACACTTCCTTATGCACAAAATTTTATCTTTATTGATGAGGAGGTAGATAAATCATGATTTTGTTATGTGGGAAGTCAGCAAGTGGTAAGGACACATTGCAGAAAGAATTAATTAAAATGGGTTATAAATCAGTTGTGAGTTATACCACAAGACCCCCAAGAAAAGGTGAGGTTGATGGAGTTGCTTACAACTTTATCTCAAAAGAAGAATTTCTTCAGAAAGAAAAGGAAGGATTTTTCGCAGAAACAACACATTATAACGTAGCCTCCGGAGAGACTTGGTATTACGGAGCTGCTATTAAGGATTTGACAAGTGATAAAGTGTTTATTGTTAATCCAGAAGGATTAAGACAGATTAGAAAAATGAAAACGTTAAATCCGATTGCGTTTTACATCATGGCTGATGAAGAAACTATCTGGAACAGATTAAGACAACGTGGAGATGACGCAGCTGAAGCTCGTAGAAGATTAAACGCAGATGATATTGACTTTGCAGATATTATCTCAAATGTTGACTTCTGTTTGAGAAATGATATGGGACTCAAACCTGATGTAATGGCAAATATTATTCATAATATTTATTCAGAATTGAAAGGAAGATAAGTATGAACATCTATAAAATCTATATGGCCGGTGGCATGACAGATTTATCATATGAAGAACAGAACAATTGGAGACTGGCAGTAAAAAAGAATCTTGAAAACTATGAGTGTGATTATAAAGTAAAATGCTTTAATCCAGTAGATTTCTACAATATGTATGATAGTTCTCTTTATGATTCAGATTTAGAAGTAATGCAGTTTGACTTACATAATGTTAAGACTTCAAATTTAATAATTCTTAACTTTAATGACATGAGATCATTAGGGACAATGGCTGAGTTGGCTATTGCAAATGAAAAAGGTATTCCTGTAATTGGATTAAATGAAAGTGAACAGCAGCTTCATCCGTGGCAGTACTGTATGTGCTCTAAGGTTTTCACAAACATGGATGCGATGTTGGACTATGTAAAAAGATATTATTTAGATTAATACAGAATGAGGTGGCTAGTTTGCAAATTATTAAGAAAGATGGAACATTAGAAAAATACAATGAACAAAAAATTATTAATGCAGTAGGACTTGCTGCAAAGAGAGCTTTAGAAAATTTAACAGATTCTGATTATGCAAATATCTGTAAACATGTTTTTGAAAGTATTAATGAAGAAGATTATTTCGTTGAAGATTATGAAGAAGAATTAATTCCGGTAGAAGACATGCATTCTATTGTTGAAAATGTACTAATGGAGTTATTCCCTTCTGTTGGCGAAAGATATATTCAGTATAGAAATTACAAACAAGACTTTGTAAAGATGCTTAATACTGTTTATGAAAAAAGCCAAACAATTATGTATATTGGAGACAAAGAAAATTCAAATACTGATAGTGCCTTAGTATCTACTAAGAGAAGTTTGATTTTTAATGAATTAAATAAAGAATTATATCAAAAATTCTTTATGACAACAGAAGAGATCCAGGCTTGTCGTGACGGATATATTTATGTACATGATATGTCTGCTCGTAGGGACACAATGAATTGTTGCCTGTTTAATGTACAAAAAGTTCTTACTGGTGGTTTTGAAATGGGTAATGTTTGGTACAATGAGCCGAAGTCACTTGATGTTGCGTTTGACGTTATCGGTGATATCGTGCTTTCTGCAGCCAGCCAGCAGTATGGTGGTTTTACACTTCCTGAGATTGATAAAGTTTTAGCTCCTTATGCAGAGAAGTCTTATAGTAAATATGTTCAAAAATATTTATCTAAAGGTTTATCACAAAAGGACGCTGAAGATTCTGCAAATGAAGATGTAGAGTATGAAATGAAGCAAGGATATCAAGGATGGGAATACAAGTTTAACACTGTAGCAAGTAGTAGAGGTGATTATCCCTTCATTACAATTACTTTTGGATTAGGAACAGATAAATGGTCAAAATTAGCATCTAAAACATTTTTAGAAGTTCGTAGAAAAGGCCAAGGGAAAGAGAACAATAAGAAACCTGTATTATTTCCTAAATTAGTTTTTCTATACACAAAAGAACTTCATGGAAAAGGAGCAGAAAGCGAAGATTTGTTTGAAGAAGGTATTTTAACTTCTTCAAAAACAATGTATCCTGACTGGTTAAGCCTTGATGGAAATACAACTTTATCAGAAATGTATCATAAGTATGGAGAAGTCATCTCTCCTATGGGATGCCGTGCATTCCTTTCACCATGGTATGAGAGAGGCGGTATGAATCCAGCGGATGAATACGATAGACCTATTTTTGTGGGACGTTTTAATATCGGTGCAGTTTCTCTGCATTTACCGATGATTCTTGCAAAAGCAAGAAAAGAAAATAAAGATTTTTATGAGGTGTTGGATTATTATTTGAATTTAATTCGTAAACTTCACATTCGAACTTATGCTTATTTAGGAGAGTTGAGAGCTTCAACAAATCCTTTGGCATATTGTGAAGGTGGATTTCTTGGTGGAAATTTAAAACCACATGAGAAAATCAAATCTTTATTAAAGCCTATGACTGCAAGTTTTGGAATAACTGCATTAAATGAACTTCAAGAATTATATAATGGAAAGTCTTTGGTTGAAGATGGCGAGTTTGCATTAGAAGTTTTAAAATATATTAATTCAGAAGTAAACCGTTTTAAATTGGAAGATGGCAATCTCTATGCGATCTACGGCACTCCGGCAGAAAACCTTTGCGGTCTTCAGGTAAAACAGTTCCGTAAGAAATACGGTATTATTGAAGGTGTGTCTGACAAAGAGTATGTGTCAAACAGTTTCCATTGTCATGTAACAGAAGACATTACTCCTATTCAAAAACAAGACTTAGAAAATCGTTTTTGGGATTTGTCGGCTGGAGGAAGAATTCAGTATGCTAAATATCCTATTGACTATAACTTAGAAGCAATTAAAACTTTGGTTCGTAGAGCAATGGATATGGGATTTTATGAAGGCGTAAATCTATCTCTTGCGTACTGTGATGATTGCGGTCATCAGGAACTGGAGATGGATGTCTGCCCGAAATGTGGAAGCAGGAATCTTACGAAAATTGACAGAATGAATGGCTATTTATCATATTCAAGAGTTCATGGTGATACTCGTCTAAATGATGCAAAAATGGCGGAAATTGCAGAAAGGAAATCAATGTAATATGAATTATCATAATATTTTACATGATGATATGAGAAATGGAGAAGGACTCAGAGTAGTCCTCTTCGTTTCGGGCTGCGACCATCATTGTTATAATTGTCAGAATCCTCAGACATGGGATCGTAATAGTGGTATTGAATTTGATTTAGCAGCAAAAGAAGAAATTTTTGAACAATTAAATAAAGATTACATTAAGGGAATCACTTTTAGCGGCGGCGATCCACTTTATAGTGAAAATTTACATGAAATTTATTCGTTGGTTACTGAGATAAAAAATAAATTTCCGACAAAAGATATTTGGATTTATACAGGATTTAAATATGAAGACATTATTAAATCTGATTATTCAAAAGATAAATTAAGATTAGGAATTATTAGTTTATGTGATGTCCTTGTAGACGGACAATACATAGAAGCTCTTGCAGATGCAAAATATCATTGGGCAGGAAGTACAAACCAGAGAATTATAGACATTAAAAAATCACTTGAAAAAGGATGTGCTATTAGATGGAACGATTAATCAATAAAAAATACAAAATGTTATATCCTTCAGAATCAAAATTAATTAGATACGGTTTCAGAAGGGTTAGAAATGCAGATGATGATTTATGGAGATATACTTTCCCGGTATATAAACACAATCATAAAATCACAACGATAGAAGGAATTATCAGTGTTGAATTACCAAGTGGGAAAGTAACATTAGATGTTTATACGACTAATGGTTCTGTATATACACCTTTTTATAGTAATGAATATGGAAACTATGAAGTAATCATGAATATTATCAACAGTAATATTCTTAGAGAATTGAATAAGCTTAATATAAAAGAAAAGAAGAAAAGAAGTAAATCAAAGTAAGTTTTTATTTGGGAGAAGATGACGGGAGGCGCAAGATGGCAGACATAACGCTTTGTACAAGCAATAATTGTCCTTATAAGAGTACATGTTATAGGAAGAAAGCAGAAGCAGATCGGAGATGGCAGAGCTACGCTAATTTTGAATACAACTGTAACGAGAGTTCTGGATTCGAGGATTTTATACCTATGGCAGAAACTGAACAAAATTAAACAAGTGTGTTATTAAGGAGAGTGTAATGGATAATAGAAATGTGGAAAAAATAAATACATTAATAAAGGTATTGAAATGGTTATTTGTTATGAGTGCATTACTAATAATCACGACTATGGTTAGAGCATTAGTAACTAACAATGTGCCAATTTTCAATTATGTATTAATGTGCGTAGAAAGCATTTGTTCTTTGTTAGTTTTTGCTTTTATTTGTAGCAAAGCAGAAATAATACCAAAGGAAGAAAAGTAAACCAAATCGAGATTTGATTAGGAGGTCAAATGAAAGCAGTTTATACACAAAAAATAAATGTAAGACTCAACATAAATGGTGAATGGGTAAAAGTAGAAAAAATAAGTGGGCGTTGTTGTTATAGATATGGCGAAGTTCCTGAGAATTATGTTGAAAAATATGATAATGAAGAAACAGTATTTGAAGATTTAGCTAAGAGAATTGGATATATAAATGGATTCAAAGGTGAGAAAACTTTTTGGAAGAAACGAGTATATCTTGAATTATTTCCAATAGGTAGAGGAATTGTCTATAAAGACGCTCTTAAAGCAGTAGAAATTGAACATATTTATAAGGTCGAAGACAATCCAAGAATCGAATGGTTAGAGCAAGATTTAGGATTTAAAGGCTATAGCGAGTTGGTTTTTGATAGAGAACAAGAACTAAAGAGTATGATGTTATCTAAATAAAAAATCTGTTTGATGGAGGAATGAGATGAAGATTTTAGCATTAACAATTTTATTTGTATTACTCTTTTGTAGAGTTAAGAATACACCAAAGATGTTAAGTAAAAAATTATATATGAAAAAGATTCAAGAATTAATTGAAAAGAATCAAAAGTCACTTGTAAATATGGGTGAATACCAAGAAGAAGGTAAGGTTGCGGCACTTATAATGACATGGATCTTAGAACTGTTTTTTATCATTTTTTACATAGTGTTAGGAACAAAACTTGGTACGACATACATGTTAATCCTTTCTGCCTTACAGGTATTTACTTGTCTCTATAGTGGCATTAAGCAAGCAAATATGTCAGCATTTAGTGACAAAGTTGAAGATTTTAAGTTCTACAGATGGTACTTCTTATTCAATGTAATTTTAGATTACATGTATTATCCGGTAGCAATTTATATGTTGTTAATGAAGTAAATAGAAAGCCAAATTGGTCAGTATTATAGGAGGCGAATTAAATGGAAGATAAATTAAAAAATAAAATCTTAAAAATGATATGTGTAGTATTAATTCTTGGGCTTATTTTTTTAATTGTTTGTATATTTGGATTGAGAAAACGAGCCGATGATTTGCAGGTACATGTTGATGATTTACAGGTGCAATTAGAGCAATGTCAAGGACAGTTAGAACAATGTATTAAAATAATTGAAGAAATTGAAGTAGACGAAGTGAATTTGTTACCATGTCCTATATGTGGTCATGAAGTAAAACTTAATCCTATTAACGATTCTTTCTGTATAGAATGTGACAACTTTTTAGGAGAAGACGGCTGTGGATTGAAAACTGGATATTACGATTCTAAAAATGAGTTGGTAGAACAGTGGAATGGTATGAAATAAATATGGGTTTATATAACCCAATAAAAAACAGATTTGATGAGTAAAGGAGATAAATAATGAGTGAAGAATTTAAGAATGTAGAAGAAGTAACTGAAACTGAAGTAGAAGAAGTTAATCCTATTGATGAATATCTCAACAATTATAAAGAACAGAAGCTTGCTGAGTTTTGTGTTCAGAAGGATAAGCATATTGAAAATCTTAAAAGAGAAAATCATGATTTTGCTAAAAAGCTCGTAGACATGAAAGAAAAGGTAGAGAAGTATGATAAAACTTTTGAAAATGTAAAAGAACTGTATGCAGAAATTAAGAAAATGTCAGTTGATGATTATTTAAAACTCTACCATATGATTTCCAATGATGTTTCAGGTAAGACAACTATTGCCACATATAGTCCATATATAACTACCACATCAGATTGTATTAGCTTTAGAGCATAAAAATTTGATTGGAGAGTAAATTATGATGTTTAGTATTAGCAATAACTTGTTTGATAAATTCTATTGTTGGTCTTGGAATAAATACGAAGATTGGACTCAAAGGGTTTGGCAAAGTAAACCGCACCATGTAAGATGTAGAATTTGTGGAAGAGTACTTAGAAGTGATAAAGAAAAATATTCTCCACAACAATGTGGATGGAGACATCCTAAAGGATATGGATGGATTTGTCATAGCTGTGATGGTCATCATTATGAGCATTATGTGGAGAGAGATAAATTGCTAGATTGTTTTTCTTCAGATGCAAAATATTGTTATGAACCAATGTGTGATTATAATAATGGAATTTTTTATACCATGATTGCAGATAAACAAATCAATGTTGATTTCAATAAATTATGTAAAGTCATTGGAATTAATATTGATGATAAATATGAAGTTGTAGTAGATAAAAACTGAGTTTGATTAGAATCTTTAAAGGAGAAAACATTATGAATAAAAAAATAATGATTTGTTTAATTGGTTGTATTTTAACATTATCTTTAGTTGGTTGTTCGCTTGAGCCGCCAGTTCAAGTAAATGTATCAAATAGTGAAAATATATCATCCAATCAGTTTGCACAATTTAAAAATATTGGAAGAAATTTAGTCTATGATTCGGCAACAAGAATAGTATACATCGAAGATTATACATACGGTGGCTACAGGGTGCATTATCCGTATTATGCCCCCAATGGATTGCCTTATAGATACAATCCGGAAACAAATACATTTGAAGAGATTAACTATAAATAAAAGTTTTGTTTGATCGTCTGGTTGAGATAACATACCACGGCTGTGATTGGCGGTCGGATTCGTTGGTCGTACATAGTACGGGACGTTAAAGAAATGTGCTCTTAATAGGTGAGTAGCGATACACTACAAAAAGTTCTTATACATTTATGTGAATGTAGGTCGAACGCCGTGAGTAAATACCAACGTAAGCTGGGACGGGAAACACCAACCCCCTTGCTCTCCGATAGACAAGCTGAATTATCGCCATGCGTAAAGGCAATGGGTGAGGCTGAGAGTGAAGTCAATCATGTATCATAAATTAAAGTTTGATTAGGAGATAAAAAATGAGTGCATGTGACCATTGCAGATACCGTCATTCATGGGATTGTGATGACGGATGGAATAGACGTAGAAGCTGTAGTGAATTTGAATTGGACTACAGCACATTAAATAATAAACAGAAGAAAATTATTCAAAGAATTTTAGATAGAGAAGATGATCATGATGATTATTATTAGTAGATGAAAGTTTGATTTGATGAGGTGAAGAAAAGAATATGTATTATGACTATGATGATTACTGGGGAAAACCTAGTGAGTTCGAACAACAAGTAGAAAAATTTAAAGATGCTTTAAGAAACTCTGTTAAAGATGAAATCAAAGAAAAAATAGCATCGCTGGAAAAAGAGTTAGCCGAACTCGAAGACTTTAAGAGAGATAAGAATAAAATTATTCAAGAATATGAAAACAAAGTAAAAGAAGCGAAGCGTGAAGCAGAAACTACAATCAGAAAAGCAAAAGAGTCAGAAGAAAAATGGAAGAAAGCAAGACTACATCAATTATTAGGTGACTATCTTACTGTTGGTTGGAAAGCAGCATATATCAGGATGTATAGAGAAAAATGTGATAAGTGTGATGATGATAGAAAAATACATTTTTCTTCACCGCAAGGCAAAAAGTATACAGAAGATTGTCAGTGTGCCAAATGTTATTGCAAGTATTATCCTCTAGAAGCAACACTTTCAAAAATCTATGTAAGAAAAAAGAATTTTTCTTCTGATAGCAATGCTGATTTTTATAACAGATATTATACTGTTGAGAATGAGGATAATTGTGATGTTTACGAAGTTTCAGGTGAGGTATATGCATCTTCTGATTTTGATTATGAGAAAGCAAATTCATACAGAGCAGTATTCCTTAATGAAGAAGATTGTGCGAAATATTGTGAATGGTTAACAGAACGATCATATAAGAAGATATTTGGTCAAGATTTAAGTAAATAAAAGTGCCGTTTTATCGTGAGGTGAAAAAAATGAAAGAAGTAAGATTAAATAATATTCTTCCTTCCTATTATTATCCGTTGGAAGGACAGATTATTTTAAGAGAAAGAGATGAAAAGAATATAGTTCTTATTGGTTTATTTAGAATCAATAAAGATTCTGACACGATTTATATAACTACAGGCTCAAATGGTTGTTATCCAAAATATGAAAAGCAGGAAGATAAAAGAGCAGTCAATATTTCTTGTGATTCATTTAAGCCATATTACGATTATGAATTAGTGGCAAAAGCAAGATTAATTACTGGAGATATAGAGACAGATAACATTTGTGTTACTGGCACAGGAAAATTAAATGGTAACTTTGAGTTCACAATGGAATCAAGAAGAGATGAAATTAATTGTGAATTTCAACCACTATTTAATTTAGAAGGTCATTATTGTGACCTACATGTATGGTAAATAGAAATGCAGTTTGATGGAGGAACTAATATGCCGTGTATAACCATTAATGATGTTTATGAAAAAATTGAAAAATTAGAAGAAGAATATAGTGAAAAATATGGCTGTGAAATCGTTGAGATGTATAGCGACATTATTAATGATTTAAAAGAGTGGCTTAATAAGATAATAAAAAATACTAAATAAAATATCGGTTTGGTTTAGGAGGTAAATAGATGCTATCAAAAGAGAATGCAGAGAAGTTAATAAAGACTGGTTTATATACACATGAACCAGACAAAAGATATAGACCTTCATTATTTTGGGACAATTTATATCATTGCTTTAATTGGACTTTTAAAGTTAGTCACAGAGAAAGCGATGATACTTGGTATATGGTAGATACATATTTTGGCGACAAGTACATTGAATTAACAGATGAGAACTTTGATGAGTTTGAATTCTTGTTTGATTTTAATGAAGTAGACAAGCATTCCGGCAAGAATATTTGGGAATATGATGAGAACGACTATTGGCACGTAGCAATTGATAGTGGTGGAATGTATTGTGGTGGCAAATATTTCGTTAAGAAAGGTGCTACCAAGAGTAAGGAAAAAGTATTAGAACGTATCGAAGGTGAAATCCGTAGTTTAGAACGACAGTTAAAGAATAAGAAAGCAGATTATGAAAGAGTTCTAAATGATGAAGTTAATTTAAATTGGATTTAAACATCATCAATTATCAATTTGATTTGATTTGATTTGGAGAAGTGTGAAATGTTAGAAATTTTAAAATTTATATTTAGTGATTGGGAAATTTTCTTTGGAATGTGTTTTTTGATTTATGTAATTGGCGCTTCATTATCAGAGATCGTTTATGCCATTCCAAGAAACAAAAAATAATCGTTAGGAGGTGGATAGAGAAAATGTACATAGAAAATATAGTAATAGGAAAACCAATTGTAGAACCTTATACAATGTTTTCGCTTGATGAAGACGATTGGAATAGGGTTGAAAAAGAAAAAACATATTATACAGAAGAAAGATTTTTACCAAGAATCTTAGTTGATATTGGTATCTATCCATCTGTTAGTGAAATAAGAAGAAACAAACCGGAGTTAATGGTTGAGTTGAATAAATTAGATTTTATAGACAATCTGAAAGTTAGTAAGAAGAGAAGGTTATGGATATTGGTAGGTAAGTAAATATGAGAGATGTAAATAGATTAGATTCATTTTATGCAGAGTTAAAAGAAATACATAAGCATTCATTTCCTGATATGAGATTCGGACAGTTCATGATGAATGCACTTGGGTGGATTAGTTCAACAAAGCAGCGTGATCCATTTTTCCCGGAAGAAAATGAAATGCTTAACTTGATTAAAGAGTATGCAAATTCAAATTCTATGTGGTATCAGGGATGGGAGTTATTAAAGAAGTAAATCAAATTTTCATTTTATTGTCAAATGGAGGAATTTTATGATTTTAGTTGATTGCCCGTATTGTGGCGAAGAAATCAATATTCTCTTTGGAGAAGAGATTGGAAACCTTATAACTAAAGGGGTTTCAGACTGCAAATGTGATTATTGTAGAAAAGTCTTTGAAATTTATCAAGGAAAAGAAAAATATGAAACAAGAGAGAAAAATGATAGGCAATAAAACAACTCTTTTATTCGGAGGAAAGGAAGAATTATGGATTATACAAATGTAGAATTCCCATTACGTGCAAAATATAAAAGACACGAAAATAGAATATATTTTGCTACTGATTGTAAAGATGAAGAAGAATTAGAATATTACGGTAAAGTTGAAAAGCCAAACAGTAATGCATTGGGGTATAGATATTATAAAGATTCAAAAGGGTTTATACATTTAATACATTATACAGATTTAGTATAGTTTTTTATTTGTAGATAGGAGATAAAAAATGAGAAGAGATTTAGCAACTGATGAATGCTGTTACACTTGTCAGCATAATAGAAATAATTTTGCAGACGACTATCCTTGTAACTGTGAGTTTGAGAATAAAAATAATACAAGACAAGACATGTGGTGTGGGGATTATGATCTGGTAGAAGATTATGACGACAAATTTAATTAAACAGTTAATCAAATTTTGCTTTTATCAGGAGGATTTAATATTGAAAATTATTGTAGATAAAATGCCAAATGAACCTAAAGAATGCTTATTTAAAAGTAAGACATATACTGGAAATTATGTTTGTAAATTTCAAGGAGAATGTGTTGTTTGTGATACTAAGAAGTGCAATTATTTACAAGCAATCACAGATTTTCATGCAGTAGAACACATGGGTAATAATATGGCAAGAATGATACCTATAGAATAAAACTTTACTTTGATTTAGGAGATAAATTATGGCATCAAAAATATTTTATGAAGTAAGAGATAAAGAAACCTGCGAACCATATTATGTATGGGCATGGAGTTCTTATGGAGCAAGTAGAGAGGTTTCCAAAGAAAATAATATTCCGGCAAATAGACTGGAAGTAATTGATGTAGAAGAAAGAAAATTAAAGGAATATGTAACACCAAGATATATGGCTTACTAGACCAAACTAATATTTTATCAGTATAAAAGGAGTAGAAATGAGAGAACTAAAGTATAGATGTTGGTACAACAATAAGATTGAAAAAGTACATAGCCTACATCTTAATTCCAAGAAAGCAATTGTTAGTTATTCTGGCGGTGGTAATTACAGTGTACCATTTGATGAAATTATATTAATGGAATATATAGGTAGGAAAGATGTGAATGGTATTGAGATATACGAGGGAGATATTATTGAGTTTCCTGCCGATGAAATTCTTAGCGTTGTTAGATATGACGAAGAAAGAA